CCGCCGCCGTAATATCCAGCGCCACCACATCCTCCGGGGTGTCCGTTGTTATTTGTATGAGGTATTCCACCTCCATAATAAGATCTTGTTGTCCAAGTAGAAGTATAACCCGGAGCGCCTCCGCCTTGTAACACAGTTCCACTTTGACCAGTATTTCCTCCAGTAGATGAAGCTCCGCTGCCTCCGCCGCTCGTTGATGCTCCCCCACCACCACCGCCTTGTCTGCCGACAGTTCCATTTAATCCTGATTGATTGAGACCACCTCCGCCTCCTCCTCCAGCTCCAGAGCCAGATGTTTCTGCTGATCCTCCACCACCACCAACTATTGCGATAGCGTTTCCTTGTGTAACTGAGTTAGCACTAAAAATTCCAGACAAACCTCCTCCAGCTTGTCTGCCTTTATTTTCACCAAATCCTGACTGACCAACTGCTAGATATAAAGTAGAAATATTTGATGTATCTATTGTTCCTGAACCAAATCCTCCAGTTCCTTCCATAGCACCGCCATTGTGTGTGCTGTAACCTGAACCAGCACCCCACATTGCAAAGTTTACTGATGATGTGCCAGCTGGCAAGTTAACTGTTTGAAGAGCTTGTGAAACATAATCGAAAACTGTTTTAGTTGTTTGAGGAGCGTTTATAGTTATTGAAAAAGATCTATCAGCGGTTTTGCCTCCAGCTGTAGCTCTTAATGTAAAAGACGAGGTAGTGTGTGATCCAACGGCTGTTGCGTCTCCAGTTATTGCTCCAGTTGAAGTGTTAAAAGATAATCCAGCGGGAATTGAACCGCTTTGTATTGCATAAGAAACAGTTGAACCTTCTGGATCTGTAGCTGATGTAGATATATTCAATCCGGTTCTAGCTGTGTGGTTAAATGTTCCTAAACTTCCCGCAGCTGTTTGCCATTGAGGAGCATTATCTACGTTAATTTGATCTGCTAAAATTCCTTGAGTACCAGTAGCAGAAACTATTTTTATATCGTATGGTTCTTTCGAATTTACGAAAGAAGCTTTTGGTATTATAGCGGTGATTTGCGTAGCGCTATCAATTGTAGTTGTTGATGCCGTTATTTCTGTGCCATCATTTCCAACAAATTTAGCAACGTCTCCAGATGCAAAATTTTCACCAGTTATGACAAGAGTTTGATTTCCACCGGAAGCACTATCAATTTCAGTATCATCAACAGATAAAACAACTGGAGCTGGCTGAATAGACACAAAACCAGTTGCGTTTCTCCCTTCAAATTTTCCAGTTGTAGAATTAAATCTAAATTGACCAATAGAAGTTCCACGTTGAGCAGTTGTTCCCGCAGCAACTTTAGTTCCTTCCGTACCAGTATCAGTAATATTTTCGAAAGAAACGTCTAAAGATGCTCCAGCAATTTTTCCATTAGATGTACTAAGAAGTTTACTTAGATCTCTATTCCTTGTCATTTTTGTTGTTCTCCTAAAATTTAAACATTAATATTGAAAAAATGAGATATTGTATATTTACCTAATTTTTCATCGTCATTTGCATATTCCATTTCTATTGGAGTTGATGCGTGTAAATAAAAAGATGGAAACATAACCATTCTGTTATGCAAACAATCAATTGTAATACCTTCATCTTTTAAAATTAAATCTCCGCCAGTAAAAGCTTTCGGTTCTTTGTAAGTCCACCATAGAGCAGTATGAGTAGCGTTATCTTTGTGAAACTCATATTTATCTCCACCAGTATAATAAGAGATCATAGAATAATCTCTATTTACGTTTTCAGCATTCCTAGTAGGAGGAGACATTTCTTTATAAACATCTAAAACAGTTCTTGAAACAAGTTTTTTATAATGATGTAAAATAAAAGACGCACTTCTATTTTGAAACAATTTATCTAAATAAATTCTTTCATTAGTTGCTAAAGATTTACCCGTAAGTTTATCTTTAGCTCTATTTGGATCATGCAAGTTACTTACCCAAAGATTTCTTGATGAATTAAGATTATAACCATTCAAATCATGCCAAATTTCTTTGACTTGATTATCGTTATAAAAATTATCCATCACCATTATTGGATATGTTTTTCCAACAAAATGATAGTCTAGTTTTGATTGATATGGCATTTATATTTTAGTATGACCAACCAATAGCAACACTATCAATTTTAGTAACTTTACTAGAAGTTTGATTTAATGTTTCAATTTTCCATTTTAAGTTTGTTGAACCAGTACCGCCTAATGCTAAGTTATGAAACGTAGCTAACTTTTTACCGGCTATACTTCCTTGAGCAACCAATGTTCCTTCAGTATATGTAGTTCCATTGTCTCTTGAAATGTAAGCTTTCAAATCAGTATTCAAAGTTGCTGTTCCAGTTTTATCAGTATATTGCATGATAAAGTCTCCTTTCGATGGAATAGCATTTGCTGTAAATACGTTTGAAATTAAAGTCATATTATTAGCAGTTCCCGGAGCTAAGTCAACTTGTTGGATTTCTGTCATTCCAGCTCCACCAGCGCCTCCGTCTCCGTTTCCGTGATTTGGATTTCCCGGAACACTAGCAGCAGTTACAGATCCGTTATTAGTATATGATCCAGCGTAACCTATTAGTATAGCACCAGACCCCGATGTTCCTCCGCCACCTTCAGAACAATCGTCAGCTTCAGATCCTCTAACGTCAATAGATCCAGCAGATCCAATTGTAAGGTTTCCTTTTACAAATAAACCTATCAATCCTCCAACGCCTTCTGGATGAGTTGAAGATCCAGCAGTTACGTTAGCATGACTTGTTCCGTGTGGATTTCCTTGACCACCAGATGATCCAGATGCTCCACCAGATGCACTTCCGCCTTGACCAGACCAAGCAGCAGCTTGAGTACCCGTTCCCGTTCGAGCGCCTCCTCCGCCTGATCCTCCGCCAAAACATGATCCATAATTTCCAGCACCCGACGTTCCGCTATCGTGGGTTCCCCCACCACCGCCTCCGCCAGTTTGATTTGAACCAGAAGATCCGCCATAACCATTTCCGTTACTACTTCTTGAACCACCTCCAGCTGCACCTTGTCTGGCTACGTTAAAAATGTAACCATTTCCAGATAATACAGGAAGATTATTAGCTAATGCTACACCGGCATTACCAGTTCCAGAAAGATTTACTGGATTTAAAGTTTCACTAGACGCAGCATGAAAAAATGGAATTTGGATACCATTTGGATCTACTGTTCCGGCATCAGAACCACCAGCACTTGTTGGATTAGCAAAAGCACCTTTACCTCTCATTGAGATAGTACCATTAATTGTGCAGTCTCCATCTACAAAAATCATTAAACCTCTGCATGGCTGAGAAACTGATAATGTTGCTCCAGCAGCAACAGTTAATGAAGAATAATTTTGTACAACCATGTCTCCATCGTAGGCTCCACTAGGATTTTGAACGGCAATG